TGTATTTTATGTAGCACCAACATTCCAACAAGCAAAAGATATTATGTGGGGAGTGTTAAAAGATTTAGGACAGGATGTTATTCAGTCAGCACATGAGAATACATCTGTACTAACTCTAGTTAATGGACGTAAGATATATTTAAAAGGAGCAGATAGACCAGATACACTTCGTGGTGTAGGACTACACTTTTTAGTTATTGATGAATATGCAGATATTAAAGCTAATGTATGGGAACAGATACTTAGACCAGCACTAGCAGACGTACAGGGTAAGGCACTCTTTATAGGAACACCTAAAGGTCGTAACCACTTTTATGAGTTATATAAGTATGCAGAAAAGGGAACAGATGAGGATTGGAAAGAGTTTCATTATTCATCATATGATAATCCATTAATTCCTGCAACAGAGATAGAAGCTGCAAAAACTTCTATGAGTAGCTTTGCATTCAGACAAGAATTCCTTGCTAGTTTTCAAGCAGCATCAAGGGATATATTTAAAGAGGAATGGATAGAATATGGAGAAGAAGAAGATGAGCCTGCAAACGGTAATTTCTACATTGCAGTCGACTTGGCTGGATTCGTGGCTGTGGATAAAGAAGCAGGAAATAAAAACCGTAAACTGGATGAAACAGCAATTGCAATCGTTAAAGTCCATAGTGACGGGTGGTGGGTCAAAGAAATAAGACACGGAAGATGGGACATACAAGAAACATGTAAAGAAATCTTTAATGCAGTACAGAACTATATGCCAACTAAAATTGGTATAGAGAAAGGAAGTTTAAAGAACGCAGCAGCTCCCTACTTAAATGATTTAATGAGAGAGAATAATACATACTTCAGGATAGAAGACCTGAATCATGGTAATAGAAAAAAGAGTGAAAGAATTATATGGTCGTTACAAGGGCTATTTGAGAATAGGAAAGTTACACTTGAAAGAGGTGAATGGAATGCACCATTTTTAGACCAACTAACTAACTTTCCTAATAGTCAGTTACATGATGATTTAGTAGATGCTTTAGCTTATATACAACAGATAGCAATGGTAGAAGTATCCTATGATGATTTTGAACAAGAAGATTATGAAGCCTTAGATGCGGTTTCTGGTTATTAACTAAGAGGAATAAAGAATGGCTGACGATAAATATACACCTACAAATAAACTAGTATCATGGTTAGCAGGACACCTAGAGGATTGGAGAGAATCAAGAGATACCAATTATCTAAATAACTGGAAAGAATATGAAGCTCTTTGGAGAGGTGAATGGAGAGCTGAAGATAAAATGAGAGAATCTGAAAGAAGTAGGATTGTTTCTCCTGTTTTACAAGAAGCTATTGAAAACCATGCATCAGAAATAGAAGAAGGTGTCTTTGGTAATGGTGATGACTTATTTAGTATTGATGATGACTATATGGATAAGGATGCTGCTGATATAGATTATATGCAAGCATACATGAAACAATGTTTTAAACAAACAAGATTAAGGTCAAATGTAGGTGAAGTAATTTTATTAGCTTCTATATATGGAACAGGTATTGGAGAAGTAGTTGTAGCTGAAGAAACAAATTACATACCAGCAACAGAAGTAATGGAAGATGTAGATTCTGTAGCAATTGGTACTAAATCTAAAAAGAAAGTACAAGTATTACTAAATCCTATTAGTCCACAGAACTTTTTAATAGACCCAAATGCAAATGGAGTGAATGATGCTATGGGATGTGCTATTGAAGAGTTTGTTTCTGCACATTTAGTAGCTAAAAACATGGAAGATGGTGTGTATATGGAGGCAGACTTAGGTGGAGAAGCTGAAACAGACATTGATTTAGAAGAAACATGGGTAGATGAAGAATATGACAGAGATAAAGTTAAGATTGTAAGATATTATGGTTTAGTTCCAGAGAAATTACTAGATGACCCAGAAAATGGGGAAGTATATGAAGGGACTGGAGACATTTTAGAAGAGTATGGTAACTTAGTAGAGGCTATTGTAGTAATTGGTAACGATAATGTACTTCTTAAAGCAGAAAGAAGTCCATATATGATGAAGGATAGACCTATTGTAGCATATCAAGATGATACTGTACCTAAAAGATTCTGGGGTAGAGGTATTGCAGAGAAAGGTTTCAATATGCAGAAGGCTATTGATGCTCAACTAAGAGCACACCTAGATTCACTAGCTTTAACTACTGCACCTATGATGGGTATAGATGCTACACGTTTACCTAGAGGAGCTAAGTTTGAGATTAGACCAGGTAAGTCTATACTAACTAATGGAGACCCTAGAGAGATTCTACAACCATTTAAATTTGGTGTAACAGAAGAAGCTAACCTAGTTACTGCACAAGCTTTCCAGAAAATGTTATTATCAGCTACAAATACAATGAGTACACAGGAAGATGTTAAGGCAGCTGCAGGAGGAGAACTATCTGTAGCACTATCCACAGTACTTAAAAAGAACAAACGTACACTGGTGAACTTCCAAGACAACTTCTTAGTACCATTCATTACTAAAGTAGCACATAGATTTATGCAGTTTGCACCTGAAGAGTTTCCTGTTGCAGATTATAAGTTTGTAGCTAACTCATCTTTAGGTAATCTAGCTAAAGAAGTAGAGCAATTACAGTACTTAAATTTACTTAAAACTTTAGGACCAAACAGTCCTGTTGTACCTCTGTTATTAGAAGGTATAGTAAATAACTCTAGTATGGAAAATAGAGCAGAGATTATTGCGTCTCTAAAACAAGGTCAGCAACAGCAACAAAAACAAGCTCAACAACAACAACAAATGACACAAGCACAAGTACAATCAGGTATTCAATTACAAGGGTCAGAGGCTCAGTCTAATATGGCTAAAGCTCAGAAGGACCAAGTAGATGCTCAGATGATGCCTAAAGAAATACAAGCTAAACTTATGACTGCTCTTGCAACTAACTTACCTAGTGAAGCAGATGAGAAAGAAGCAGAGTTTAAAAGAAGAGAAGCAACAGCAAAACTAATGCTTAGACAAGAAGAAATACAACTTAAAAAGATGGACATGCAAGACAATAAAGATATAGTCAAGATGCAGATGCAGAAATAAAGCTTGACTTTTGATTAATTATATGGTATAATATTATATATATGGATAAAGAATTACAACAGTATTATGAAGATAGATTTACAATGTTTACTACTAAAGGATGGAAAGATTTACTAGTAGATATAGAAAAGATAAAGAGTAGTATTAAAGTAGAAGATATTCCAGATGAAAAAACTTTATTTGCTAGAAGAGGTGAATTAAGAATCATGAATTGGATACTTACTCTAAAAGATGTTTCAGAACAAACGTATAAGGATTTAGATAATGAAGATACTGTTTGATTTTGAATGTAAGGATTGTGGAGTATTTGATAAACTTATTGAATACACTACAACAACAGATTGCCCAACTTGTGGTAAAGAGTCTAAGAAACTTATTAGTACTCCTACCATAAAGTTAGAAGGCATATCAGGGGACTTCCCCGATGCACATGCAAAGTGGGCTAAGAAACATCATGCCTTAAATAAACAGCATGGGCAGTAAATAGAATAGAGGTAAGTGAGGGTTAGTCTCCTTAGTTACCTCCCTATAATGCTTTTAAGCACAGGAGAATAATATGGCTGATATAATAGATGAAGTAGAAGAAGAAGTAATTGAAGTTCCAGCAGCAGATGTAGCAGAGGAAATAAAGGTAGAAGCTAATCTTGAAAAAGAACTAACACCTATAAAAGAGACTGTTGCAGAAGTAGAAGCTGAAGCTGAAGTTGAAGACGATTTACCTGAGAAGTATAAAGGAAAGTCTGCTAAAGAGATTGCAGTAATGCACCAACAAGCTGAAAAACTTATTGGTAAGCAAGGTTCTGAAGTAGGTGAACTTAGGAAGGTAGTTGATGACTTCATTTCTACACAAACATCGAAATCAACACAGACTGAGATAGATGAAACAAGTCCAGAGGATTTTATTGATAATCCTGGTAAGCATGTTAAGAAACAAATTGATAGTCATCCTGCTATAAAGGAGGCTCAAGAAGCAGCTAAACAAATGAAGAGAACATCTACATTAACTAGGTTGAATTCTGAGTATCCAGAGCTAGAAACTATCGTTCAAGACCCTAACTTTGCTGAATGGATTAATGGTTCAAAAGTTCGCTCTGAACTTTACAATAGAGCTGAAGTAAACTTTGATTATGATTCTGCTAAAGAATTACTATCTACTTGGACTGAGAAACAAGAACGAGTAGCTAAGGTAGCAGAAACTAGTAAAATAGATAAGAGTAATCAATTGAAAGCAGCTAGTATTGGAAAGAAAGGGAATAACGAACCTATCTCTAAAAAGAAATATCGACGAAGCGATATTATTAAACTAATGCAGACAGACCCAGACAAGTACGATGCATTATCTGATGAGATAATGTTGGCATACCAAGAAGGGCGAGTCATTTAAAAACAATATAGAGAGGAAATTAAAATGGCATATCCAACCCCCCAGGTCACGAATACGACCGCAGCCGTTTTTATACCTGAGATTTGGTCCGACGAGGTCATCGCAGCGTATAAAAGCAACTTAGTAGCAGCAAATGTAATGAAAAAAATGTCTTTCAAAGGTAAGAAAGGAGATGTAATCCATATCCCTAAACCTACAAGAGGGACTCCTTCAGCGAAAGTGTCTGAAGCAGCAGTAACACTAATCTCTGATACAGAAACAGAAGTATTAGTTAACATTAACAAATGGTATGAATATTCTCGTTTCATTGAGGATATTACAGAAGTGCAAGCACTATCATCTATGCGTAGATTCTACACAGAAGATGCTGGTTACTCACTTGCAAAACAAGTAGATACTGACCTAGTTCAATTAGGTCGAGTTATGAACGGTGGTGATGGTACTAACGCTTATGACGCTGGTTATACAGGTCTTGATGGTACTACATTATATGATGGTACTAACGCAGCAGCGTTAACTGACATAGCAGTTCGTAATATTATTCAGAAACTTGATGACCAAGATGTTCCTACTACAGGAAGGTTCTTTTTAGTACCACCTGCAGCTAGAAATACTCTTTTAGGTCTAGACCGATATACAGCTATGGATATGGTTGGTGAAGCAGGTTCTTCTAACACAATCCGTAATGGTCACATTGGTAATTTATATGGTATCCCTGTATATGTTACTTCTAATGCTGATACTACAAATGCTGATGGAGACAGAGTATGTTTAATGGGACAGAAAGATGCAGCAGTCCTAGTTGAACAACTTGGTATTCGTTCGCAAACACAGTACAAGCAAGATTATCTAGCAACACTTTACACTTCAGATACAATTTATGGTGTACAAGCGTTGAGAGAAGATTCAGCTTTTGCAATGGTAGTACCTGCATAAAGAATATTCCCCTTTCACGAGGGGATATTTTTATAGCTACTTTTCTAGTGGCTATAAAGATATTAAATAGGAGAAGTAAATGGCAGTTTTTAAATGTACTATTTCAGGTAACACAATGGAAGTCCATACAGCTCTAGATATAAAATCTATGGAAGCACATCCAGGTTATACACTTGTAGAAGAAGACTTAAGAAGTCCAGTACCACAGGGAATTGAGGAAGATGTCTTTGAAGACATTGTAGTAAAGAAAAAGAAGTCTAAGAAGAAAAACCAGGAACTTTAAGAGGGAATATAATGGCTATATACAGAGGTGAAGGTGGTGCAACGGATGTCGAACCAGCTCCAGGAGATACGGAGTTTGCTGGTGGTATAATTGTTGAAAAAGATGCTGTTGTTAAAGGTAATCTAACAGTAGATGGGTTAATCTATGGTGATGGTAGTAACCTGACTAACCTTCCTAACGATAATGTATGGATAGATAATGGCTCGTCCATTGAGTTTAAAGGTAATGGTGCAACTACCACTCAAATCTGGGCAGAGAATAATGGTAAATATGCTAAGGTAATACAGAAGAATGATGGTCAATCTTACTTTAAGGGTGATGGAGCTACATCTCTTGGCACTGATTCAGACTTACCAGTAAATATTTTTGTTGGTGGTACAAATCAATTAGCTGTTGGTAAAGATAGCGTATACTCATTTCAACCATTAACAGCTCCATCATTTATTGGTAATGGTTCACTATTAACTGATTTACCTACACCAGAAGATGTTTATACTAAAGAAGATGTTGACTTTCTTGTCGAAGAGCTTAATGACGATATAGCTATCAAAGTAGATGAAGCACCTGACGATGGAAAACAATATGCTAGACAAGATAAAACTTGGACAGAAGTAGAAGCTTCTGATGACACATATACTAAAGCTGAAATAGATGCACAACAAAATGCACAAGATACAAATATTGTCATTAATAACGATGAGATAGCAAGACAACAAATTGAAATAACAAATAATTCAGCTAACATTACAAAGAATGATGAGGCTATAAATAAGAACATTATTGATATAGCAACAAATACATCAGCTATTGCTGGTTTAAGTGGAGCTATTGTCTATAAAGGAAATATTAATGTATCTGCTACAGATGCTCCAGCAGGAGCTGTTTCTGGTGATATGTATGTTAATGACTACAATGAATTAGAACCAGATACATCTTATCCTGTAACAGGTTGGGGTTCAATAACTTCTGTTGTTTATGCAGATAGAGTTATTAGAACAGATACAGATTGGAATATTTTACCTGCTAGTGGTGGTGGTTCAGTTCCAACTGATACATACACTAAAGCACAAATCGATGAACAACAAGAGATTCAAGATACTGCCATAAGTGGCAACACATCTGCTATTGGAACAGTATCAGGACAAGTAGGTCAGAACACAGAAGATATTGCAGAGCTACAAGATAGCATCTTCTTTACTTCAGCTTATTCTGCTGACTATCCATCTGCTCCTAATAGAGACCCTGAAAATGGTAATATGTACTTGCAAAATGTAGCGTTGTTTACATATTCATATGCATCAGCAACACAAATCTTTGCTTCAAAGACTGACGAATCAGGCAATGTAAGACAATTCACTGCGGTTAAACCTGGTGATTCTATTGTATTAAACGAAGTTGATTCTCCAAACTACGGAAGATATGAACTCGTTAGCGTTGAAGATGTATCAGGTAGTTATGTTGTAATGAATGTTATCCCTAAGATGGGACAAGGCACAGTAGTAACAGGTGTTAAAGTAGCATTCCAAGCGTTTCCTCAACCAGGTAATGCTGTCATATGGACAGAAACAGGTGATACTGCTACATACTCAAGCATAGGAAATACCACTGTTCTTGCAGAAGCGAATTCAGGTAAATATGCAACTTATCAAGTAGCCAATGCTGCTCAAAAGTATTCTATGCAAGTTAGACCTGACCAAGCTAATGCCTTTGTAATTAGAAATGAAACTACTAGTACTAATCCAATGATTATTGCAACTGATGGTGGTATATCTACAACACAAGATATAACAGTCAATGGTGTTAAGGTAGGTAAAGGTAATGGTGATGTAGTAACAAATACATCTGTTGGGCTTAATTCATTAAACTCAAATACAACTGGAAGCTCAAATACTTCCCTTGGTTACACAGCATTAAGAGATAATTTAACTGCTTCAAATAATACTGCCGTTGGAAATAGTGCATTGATTGCTTCTACAGGTGCAAATAACACTGCTATAGGACAGGCATCAGGTAATACCTTAACAACAGGTGCTAATAATGTTCTGATTGGGTACAATGCTCAACCATCAGCGCCTGGCGTAAGTGGTGAGGTTACAATAGGTAATGCTGATGTAACTACAGTAAGAATGGGTAATGGTGATATTGTATATCCAGCAAGTGGAGGTGGAGGAGATGCTTACACTAAAGCTGAATCAGATGCTATTGATGATGCTCAAGATGTAAACATATCAGCTAATACAGGAAATATATCTACTAACACAGGTAACATTTCAGCTAACACAACAGCCATTGCAACAAAAGTAGGTGAAGCTCCTGTAGACGGTAAACAGTATGGAAGAAAAGATGCTACATGGACAGAAGTTGACGGTGGTACTTTAGATATAGAAGCACTACCAGCATTACCAACAGAATTAGAAGGTACAGACTTATTTGTAACAGAAAGAACAGGAACTAATTATAAAGTTTCAGCAGATGAACTTAAGGGATAATTAATGGCAGATACAGACTTACTAGTAGTTAGTAGAGGTGGTGTTGAATATAAAATCACTCGTGGTGAGTTAGATGCTTATATAAAAGGTGGCTATACAGTCGTTGATAGTATGTTATTTAATGGTATTGATGCTTACTTAGGCAGGACTCCTACTGTCGCAGGTAATCGTAGGACATGGACATTTAGTTGTTGGACAAAGAGAGGACGGCTAACAGGTTCTCAAGTTATGTTTAGTGCATCTAATACTGATAACAGTCAATTTGTAGATGTAACTATAAATGGTAGCAATCAACTTGAGCTAGATATATTAGATAATAATAGTACAAGAACTATTAGACACACTGTTGCTGTATTCCGAGACCCATCTGCCTGGTATCATGTTGTATTAGCTGTTGACACAACACAAGCAACAGCGACAGACAGAATAAAATTATATGTTAATAATGAGTTACTAACCACAGTAGCAGGGACTGGAACATTTCCAAACCTAAATGCAGCTACCCAGGTAAATGCAAATACAGGAAGTAATGCTA